ACAGCATGTTGTGGTTCTTTTGCTCTTACCGTTGCCTTACGATGTGTTTTTGGACCATCACCTTTACTCACTTGAACTTGCACATGGTGTTTTGTTGGAGTATGATACTCATCATCTTCTCGTTCTTGCATAACATCTTCTTTAACTGGTTTTTTAGGATTCAATAAAGCTGCACCGGCACGTTCTTCACGTTCACGTTGCTCTTTTGCTCTTTGTAATGCTCTTTGCATACGAACCGCAGCAGATGTTGCCTCTGTTACAGTACCACTTGCAACTGTCTTACCTTTCTTAACAGTAAGATTTGCAGGTGATGCATCACCAGATGGGATATCACCCATTTCTTTCGCTTCATTCATTTCTGAAGTCATGTAATCACATGATGTTTGAATGTAATCGGCTGCAAGAGTAATCTTTGATTGAACCCACTCAGGCAAATCAGTATCAGGTTTCAACATATCCATAAGATATTCTGAATGGCGAACAATAGTCTTCAACTGATTCATCGCCATGTCACCTTCATAACCATATTCTTCTTCGTCTTTTGCTTCTGCAACTCTTTCTCTTGCGGCAGATTTAGAGATGCCATGTTTTTTAACAAAAGATGTTTTATCAAGAGCACCCAAATCTCCTTTAACTTGAGGCATAACAATCTCAGAAACAATTTCTTCTGATGTTACTTGAGGTGCAGGTTTAGTAGGTCTTTTTGGTGCGGAAGAAGTAAATCTACCACCAACTGCTTCACGACCAGGTTCTGGTTTTGAAGATGGTGTAACTTCTTCTGAAAGTTTTCTAAACTTTTTCATTTCATTGCCTGTTTTGTTGCGGTTGCATACATTACGTTCTTAGCACGGTCTCCATATCTGTCTTTGAAACCTTGCATACCTTTTTTCATAGACTTAACAATATTCTCACGCTTTTCCATTTCAGAACCTGTCATTTCACGCTCTTCAATAGTCTCAACTGAAACACCATTGATTGCATCAACATCTAATGGGTAATCAACAATCTCAGTTTCTTCATTTTTTGTTGCAATTTCACCGGCTTTCGCAACTGTGGTTGTTTTCTTTTTAACTGGTCTAATGGTGTCATCATCTTTGGTGTTTGCTTTGAATTTAGCAACATCTAATTGTGCGTTGAATTGTTCTTCTGAAGCACCTTCTTCAATTGGCTCTTCTTTTTTAAGCATTTCAGATAAAGACTTCAAACCTTTTTCTTGGTAAAGATTTACCATTTCAGAGAATTTCTTTTTCTTCTTCTCTGCTTCAATTTTTGCCAAATCTTTTTGACCTGGTCCACGAACACCTGCAAATGGGTCTTGTGGTTTCTCTGAACCACCATAACGACCTGCTTTTGCATTGTGAACAAACTTGCCATTCTTGTCTGTTTCGTATTCTAAAATTTGTTCTGCTTCTTCACCTTCTTTGTAAAGACGAGATGTTGCTCTTCTCAAACCTTTTTGTGTTTGTGGTTTGTCTAAATTTTCTTTGTCATTGATAGATTTCTTAACGTAACTATGTAAAGTATCTTTTGACAATTCATCAATCTGTTCAACTTCTTCATTGGCTTTCTTTTGACCACGAAGAATTTTGAAATCTTGACTATCAAGTTTGTTGTTATGGTTCTTATCAAGTTTAACTTGACCACCTTTTAATTCTTCATTCATATCACATTCACCTGTGTGAACTTTGCCACATTTAAGGCAAGCAGTTGCTTCATCAATTTGTTGTGGGTTCATAATTTTCATCACAGCGTCTGCGACTGAACGAGTTGTGTTTGTATCTGAATACATGAGGTTTCTCCTAATTTTAATTTTTATATGCTATTGGAACAGCTCTAACATCTGCTCCTGAATCTACTAAAAGTGCATGGTCTCTATGCTTTTCTATAATCATTTCAGAATTATTCAACATAGTTATATTTGCAATATTTGTTCCGGTACTATCTTGGATCGTAATTACATGTTCTTGTGAACCTGTATGCACAAGTCTAACCACAACAGCATTATTAACTGTTGTGTTAGATGTTGGTGATAATACAACTTCAGTACCAACTAAACTAATTAACAATTCCATCTCCTAAGAGCTTTGTTAATTGGAGAATCAGGGTCTCTCGCATTTTCAGGATTAGTCAATCTTTTTTTCATGCCACCCATTCTACTGCAAAAAGATTTTCTTCTTGAAGCTCTCTTACCAGTAGGATTCTTTTCTGTTACAGCAGTCTTTAATTTAGAACCAGGATGTTCTCTACGATAAGCATTAACTGCCTTCTGTGAAAGACCATCTGTCTTATCGTGTTTGTTGACTGATTGCCAATCTTCATTCAGTTGTTGTTCTTGTAAGTATTTGGCTGCATCATCTACGATAGTAGATTCAGATTTCCAACCACCACCCATTTCTTTATATTTCTTTGCTGCCCAACCATTTGCATATGCAGATGGATAAACATCAAACTTGGCCTTTGCTTGTGCTTTTGCCTGTGCCCATTTTTCTGGACTAGTTGGTACATTTTTTTCGTCTAGTTGTTCCATAGATTCGCTTATCTTTCCTTTTCCAAAGTTAGACACATTGATAGGTTTACCCTTTCTTTCTGGATCGGGGTCATTTCTTCTTTTTGCACGAACAGCAGATGCTCTTTCTTTTTTACTTAGTTGAGCTCTCTTTTCATTTGACATACATTTAGGTTTAGGTTCACCTGGTTCTCTTGCACAAGGACCGATTGCTTCACCTTTACTATTGATTCTTTTCCAACCACCTTCTGGATCAGTTTTACTGAACCATCTACGCAAATCTTCTTTGAGTTCTGCTTTTCTTTCAGCATTAGACTTACGATTTGGATGGTCTGGATTCTTATAAGGAGTTTTTCTCATACCTTCAGAATCATAATCACCAGATTTCTTCTTCGCAATCGCTGTTGCTGCGGCAATAGCTGCAGCTGCGCCTTCTTTCACACATGAACCAGCTGAGTAAGGTGTCTTACCTGGTTTTGGTTTATAACCAGGCCAACATCTATTCTCTAAAAAATTCTTTAATGTTTTCATGAGCTGATAGACTTATTTGCTTTGAATGATTTAAGGTTGATACCTTTTCTTTTCAATTCTAATTCTCTTTCATCAGAATTAGATGTTGCATCTTCACCACCTGCACCAATAGTTTCATCCATGATTGATGCTTTACCTTTTCTTTTCAGATTAATCTTTTCACCAGATGGTCGTGCCAAATTTTCACCAGAAGCCGCCATTGATAGACCAGTCTCTATACCTTGGTCGATACTTTCTTGGTGGTTCTGGATTGCGGCTTTTTGTTTTGACCTGATTTGGTTGAGGGTGATTTTTTCTTTGTTGGGTTTTGCTTCACCTTGGCCTTGCTCGGTGCTTTTGATTCCGATACTAAGGGCTGCTGGGGTGTAGTTTTGATTTCCACTTTCGGCTCCGAGATTACTAATTCTTCCTTCGGCAAGGAAGGTTGCGGTTCTTTTTCGATTGGTTGTTTTGCTTTGCTCAAAAAGCTCTTGATTAGTTTCAACATTATCATTCTCCTCTTTTATTTTTATTACATATCCCTTTGGGTGTTTCATTACTTCACCACCACGCAGGTGAGATTCTTTCGCTGCTGAACGGCGAATCAAAAAGATTCTTGGTTTGCCATCTTTACCACGCAACAGTTTGGCTTTCTTTTCTTCAAAAATTGAATTAATGTCTGCGTTGGATAATTCTTGTGAGTATTGTTTCTCACCAATTACATCCATTGTCTTACCAAGTGTTAAACTTTCATTATGATTGGATAGACCATCATATTCTTCTTCTGATTGTTCTGCGGTGTAACCAGTTTGCATCGAACTCATCATACTTTGAACTTCTTCAACTGTATCACCAGTGATTGAAACTGTTACTGATTCAGATAAGAATTTTTCAAATTGTTCATTAACTTTTTTAGGTACTGGTTTCTTCATTGAACTTCCTGAGGTTGGAACATTAGGTTCTTTGTGTGGTTCTTTTTCAACCTCAACAAGTTTATCATGCACAACTCTATGTGTTACTGTGCCGTCTTTACCATATCTACCAAAACCATAATACTTCAGACCCATCTTGCGGGCTTCTTCTGCGCCACCTGAATCTGGATGTGGTGTTTGTTCTGCACCATCGTTTGATATAGGTTGTGTGTCTTTCTTTTGCAACTCCATCGCAACCCATGCGGATGCAATAGGATTCTCTGGTGGTTTTGCAACAAATTCTTTTATCTTTGTGAACATCTGAAGCATCTCATCTTTTTTAGCCTTGATTACTTCAGGTGGTGCTTTGCGTAAATCTTCAGAGTTATCAAACTCCATGTAGTTATCACCAAACAACTTTGCAAATTCAGGACGACCTGCTTGAACACCATCCCACTTTTCTTTGCGAATGTTTTCTGGTACGGTACGACCACCACGTTGACCACGTTCTATATTTCTTTGTTTAGAAACTTCATCGGCAGTATTAACTAGAACCATTGATGATTCATAACCAACTTCTTCTAATTTACTTTTAATCTTTGAAATCTTTTCTATATCATCACCAGTGCCATTGATAATCAAACCATTACGACCTAGAATTGCCAACTTTTGGCGTAACTCTGTCATATTCTTGGCCTTACCACGAACAAGGTTTCTCTTATCTTCTTCTGATGCAGGCATGGTCTTATCAAGACCTTCTTTATCCATCAAAAACTCAAGTGCCTTATCTGAATTCATTTCGGTCATTCCATGACCTGCAAGTGTATTATCTAACACATAATCTTTACCAGAACCAGGACCACCTGCTAAGAATACTGCTTTAAAGATTGCTTTATCATGGACACCTTCAAACAAAAGAGATTCAAATTGTTCATTAATACTTTCTTTGATTTGCATACCTTTACGAACATCATGGAACATTTCTTTTGCATGGTGTTCAGGTACATGTGATGGCACACCTTTTTTAAATTCTTTAAAATTACCAGAAGAAGCATGACTTCGCATTTTAGATGCAGACATACCGGCAGTACCTTCGGCATCAGGATCTCTTTGACCTGCACTATGAACTGTTATCTTTTTGAAGTTGTATAATTTACCTTCACCAGTACCGTTATACTGTGCAAGTTTCTTTTTGTATTCTGGAACACGGTCTGAACCTGCAACCATGTGTAAATGTGTTACACCTTTTTTGTGTAATTCGGCTGCATGAGATAGGAATGTAGGTGATTCTTTACTAGACGTAGAAATATTAGTCTTTGGGAAGAATCGTTTTGCGTGTTTGACTTTATCAGCAGAGGATAAAGGATTCTTGTCCTTATCTTGTGTGTGTGATAGGACTACGCTGTGAGTTGCGCCATGTTCTTTGGCAACATCTTTGACTTTGTTTACAAGAACTTCATGTCCTGTAGTTGGAGGCGACATGCGGCCAAATGCCATGACATGGTGAACCTCTTTATTTTCACTAATAAATTCTCTAAATTTCATTCTCCGCCTCTACAGCAGTTAGTTAATGTTCTATTTAGTTATTTATCAAGTTTAGGATTCTATCTACAGAACTCTTAGATGTATGATTATGAACGGAATATTCGTATGCATTATCAAGTTTTTTTTCAGAAGGTCGTTTAAAATTAACCAAATAGTCTGATAATTCTGCATCCGTAGTGTATGTGTGACCGAACTCTTTCATCATTGTCGCACCTGCAATATCTCTTGCAACCCATGGAGTATGATTTAACATAGATTCCACAAGGACAAGGCCAAAACCTTCTTCAAATGAGTGCATAATATACAGGTCTGCTTCTCGCATTGCAGCAGAAACATCTGATTTATCTTCTAACATTAAAGGTTTCACAAACTCAGATTCTTGTGGCATCAATCCGTGTCTGTTATCATATCCAGTCAAAACTAATGTTGTATCAGGAATGTTTAGTTTATTAAACACTTCTACTAACTCAGGCATTGCTTTGTTTGGCCAATAACCACCACAAGTTAAAAACATATTCTTTGTTTTGATTCCATATTTCTCACGGAAACCTGATAATCCGATTGCGTTTGCTTCATTCAAACTTAGGTTGATAGCAACACATCGTTGTGACAGACCATCATAAAATACTTGGCCATCATGCCGCTTTATATGTTCCCAATCTTGTGGTGTGCCACATCCAATCCATTTCGCATCTCTAAGTCCTTGCATACACACAGAACTTTCTGATGGTTTGATTAGAAGATATAAAACTGGATAAGGCAGTTGTCTAATGTTTGAAAGAACTAAGTTTTGAATACCAACATCACCACCATGAACTACAACTAAGTCCCATGGATAATTGAAAATGGCAGTATCACTTGTTACATGAACTCCGTTCCAATCACCTTGGTGTTCACCTGTAAATACGGCAACTTGATGACCTCTACTTAGAGTTTCTTCTGCCAAATCTCTGGTGTGATTCTCTGAACCACCAGGAAATGGTGCGTATCTATGGACTACAAATAATACTTTTTTCATTTACTCAATCTTTTCATATCAGCATCAACCATCATCGTAACTAATTCTTCAAATGAAGTCTTGGTCTCCCATCCTAAAACTTCTTTTGCTTTAGTATTATCGCCACGCAAGGTGTGTAATTCTGCTGGGCGTTTGTAACGTGGGTCACTTGCAACATGTTTCTGCCAATCTGTGATACCAACATGCTTAAATGCCAAATCTAAGAATTCAAAAATTGTATGACATTCGTTTGTTGATACAACATAATCACCAGGTTCTTTTTGTTGTAACATTGACCACATTGCTTCAACATAGTCACCTGCAAATCCCCAATCTCTTTTTGAATCCAGATTGCCAAGTGTAATCTTATCTTGTAGGCCTAACTTGATTTTCGCAACACCATCGGTAATCTTCCTTGTGACGAATTCTTTTCCACGAATTGGAGACTCATGGTTAAACAGAATACCATTAGAAGCATGAAGACTATAACTCTCACGGAAGTTTACTGTAATCCAATACGCATAGAGTTTTGCAACACCATACGGACTTCTTGGGTGAAAGGGAGTTTTCTCATTTTGAAAATTGTCATTTGCATTTCCATACATCTCACTTGTGCTTGCTTGATAAAACTTTGTTTCTGAATTGTGTAGTCTTATTGCATTGAGGATATTTAGAGGTCCAATTGCATTAACTTCAGTTGTTAATTTGTTTAATTCCCAACTTGAACCTACAAAACTCTGTGCTGCCAAGTTATAGAACTCATCTGGCTTAATTGACTTGACCAAATGACTCATATTGTTCTCATCGGTGATATCACCAGTGATTAATTCAATATCATTTTGAATGTTAAGATAGTTAATATTCTCCAAGTTAGGATTAGAATATCGTTTCATCAAACCATATACATGATAACCTTTATCAATCAGGAGTTTGGCAAGATAAGGTCCATCTTGACCTGTGATGCCTGTTACAAATGCTTTCTTTTTCATAATTTATCCTTTTTCACATATCATTTTAAGAACGGCATCTCTTGCAGGCTCTGGATTACGCATATCTGGTACCCTTTTGCAATTTACAAACCCATTCTTTTCTAACAATTCTTTTAATGATTCAGTATCAAAGGCATTAACGTGACCCATACCTGCCATTTTGTATTCATCTTTGGTGTGAAATCCACCAAACAAATATGCCATCGCATTTTTCCAATCACTACTAGATTGATTCAACCAATCAACATTGGCCTTTTCTTTCCAGTCACCTTTAACAACTCTTTCAAAAATCCATCGTGCATCAGGTACAACAACTTCAAAAATTGCACCTTTCTTTAAAATACGATTTACATCTGTTAAAACACGGTCAATATCAAAAATGTAAATGTGTTCAATTACATCACCCATGTATGCCTTCTCAAAGGTATCATTCTCAAATGGATAAGGTGTTTCTAACAAGTCGTGAATACAATTAACATTAGGCCATGGATGTAAATCCATACGAACCTGTGCATCTGCTTTTGGCCATGGGCCTGATCCAATATCAATAATCATAATTTTCTTTCTATATCATCTTCTATACATTTATCACCATACTGTATCTCAACAAGTTTCAATGGTTCTATACTTTCATTTCGTAATTGATGCCAATCACCTATAGGTATATCAAGACTTTCATTCTTTTGAATAGTTATAAGTTTTGCGGAGTTATTTCTTTCTATGGAAACTTTTGCAATACCCTCAACAACATGCCAATATTCATTACGATATTCATGTCGTTGCATACTTAGTGATTTGCCAGGTTCAACTGTCAATTCTTTTACTTTTGTATTTGGTGTTTGATATAACACACGATAGTAACCCCAAGGTCTTTCTGTTTTAGGTGCCTTCCACTCATCAAGTATCCATGATGAAGAATTTTGTTTATGATTACCACCTACACCAAATGCAAACTCCAAATTATCATCTGGATAATCCATCTCTAATGTATTCTTGTCTCCTCTATCACCACCATTTGCAAATATGATAGTGTCATTTGGAAATGTTTGTCTTACTAATTTGATTGCATTTTTGGAAGAATTATCATCATCGTTATATTCAATAACAAAGTCTACCGTCTTCAATGCTTGAATTATTTTACTTCTTTCAAACCAAGGCATAAAAGGTTGACCTTTCTTACGGATCAACCATTCATCAGAATTAATACCAACAACTAATTTATCACCTAAGTTTCTTGCAGCTTGAAAGTAAGAAATATGACCTGAATGTATCGGATCAAAACCACCTGTTACAAGAACAATCTTCATAGTTTAATTCCATTATTTTTATTGTGCATCATTCGAATCTCTTGTGCAAGAATATGCATTAATGATTGATGACAATCTTCAACGATACCATAATTATTATCTTTAATATGTAAAACATAGTCTGCAAGTTTAGCGGCTTCACCACCTTCAAAACCTACAAATGCAATTACATACATGTTCAATTCTTTTGCTTTTTGAATTGCCTTGATAATGTTAGTAGAATTGCCACTTGCAGAAATGGCAACAAGAATATCACCTGCACTACCTTTCATACTCAATTGAAATGAAAATACATCTTCATATCCAATATCATTAGCAATTGCAGTTAGTATAGAACCTGAAGTTAATGGTTCTATTCTAGGCCTTAGAAGTGCATCATAGTGTGTACCTTTTGCATGGTCACAATGAAAGTGGTCACTCATCGTAAGAGAACCACCGTTGCCACAAACAAATACAGGAATTCGTTTGCGATATGCAATGTCTAAAGCTTCTACTACGTTTTGTAATTGTTTTTCATCTACAGATTTTAGTCCTGCACATACTCTATCTGCGTAATCAATTAGTCTTGGTTGCAACATTATTTAAATACCACTCATAAGTTAGTTTGAGACCATCAATCAATTCTACTCTAGGTTTCCATCCCAAAGAATTAATCTTACTGTTATCGGTAAGTTTACTCATTGCACCATCTGGTCTAGTTGTATCATACTCTATTCCACCTTGATAGTCAACTACTTCTGCGGTAATCTTTACAAATTCACTAATTGGAATATCGTAACCTGAACCTAAGTTTACATAATTACATCTTGGTTCTGTAACGGCATCCCACTTATCTTTTTCTACATTCATTACATGGATACATGCCTCTGCCATATCTTCTGAATATAAAAATTCTCGTCTTGGTCGACCTGTTCCCCAAATCTTAACGATATTATCACCATTAATCTTTGCAGTATGCATTTTGTGAATGATACCTGCGGCAACGTGACCTGCATCCACATCAAAGTTATCACCTGGTCCATAAAGATTACAAGGTAAAACACTACGATAATCACGACCATATTGTCTATTGTAACTCTCACACATTTTCACACCTGCAATCTTTGCAACTGCATATGGTTCATTCGTTGGTTCTAAATGACCAGTCATCAATAGATTTTCTTTAATAGGTTGTTCTGTTACTCTTGGATAGATACAGTTTGAACCTAACATCAATAACTTTTGAACATCATTAACATGAGATGCATGAATGACATTCGTTTGAATCATTAAGTTATGATAGATGAAGTCTGCGGGATAAACATTGTTTGAATATACACCACCAACTTTTGCGGCAGCCAAGTAGACTTGGTCGAATTTTTCTTTTGCAAAGAATTCATTAACTAATGCTTGATTAGATAAGTCTAGTTCTTTATGTGTGCGAACAACTATCTCATGTTCGGTGTTTTTTAAAATCTTGTGAATAGTAGAACCTACTAGTCCACGGTGTCCTGCCAAAAATATTCTCATAATTAATCCTCTAAATCTTGATAGTCATGGTAAATCATTTGACTGCCGAGATATTCAAAATCGACAGGCACTTCTTTCAGTTTCAATTGTTCTGCTACTCTTTTATGTAGTTGTGGTGGTGTGAGAAACAATATAAATCCACCACCACCTGCACCTAGTAGTTTACCACCTACTGCACCTGCAGCAATACCCCTATTATAGATATCATCAATATCACTATTAGTAATAGACTTCTCTATACTCTTTTTAATTTGCCATTGTTCATTCAATAGTTCTGCAAACTCTAATGTCTTGCCTGCAAACAATAACTTCTCGGCCTCAACTGTTAATTCTTGCATCAAATTCAAATTAACTTTTTTATCTTTGATATTATTGATTTTCTTATCGGCAATATCATGTGCGTTTCTTAATTGTTCGGTGAAGAATAATTGAACCCATGATTCTAATTCATCTAATGAACTCTTTTTCAATGGCAATGGAGAACAGGTAAAGTTTGATACACCACCAAAGTCAATACGATTGAACCCACCAAATGCAGCTGCGACTTGGTCTTGTGACCCAACAGATTCACCTAAAATATTTTGTTCTAAATGAATTGCTCTCTGTGCCAATTCTCTTTTAGTTATTTGTCCATGTTTTAATGCAGATAGTCCATGCAATAAAGAAACAGAGAAACTGGAACTAGAACCAATACCTGTTCTATTAGGTAAATCACCATGATGTGTGATATCAAGTCCATGTTCAAAACCCATATACTTGATTGCTTCACGAATAACTGGAAATTCTATTTCATCAATCGTTTGTGTTTCTTGTCTTTCGTAATAACGAACTCTATACTTGTAATCAAATATATTAGGTAACTTTCTTAAAACAAGGAATGAATATTTGTTGATAGAAGTAGACAGAACACTACCACCATGTTCTTTGTACCATGCAGGATAATCCGTACCACCACCAAAGAATGAAATACGGAAAGGTGTTCTAATAATAATCATCTAATTACAAATTTTCCGTTGTTCTCTGCAACACGTTCACGCCAATAGTTTAACAAATCTCTCATTGTAGTTTCAAATGAAATCTCTGGTTTCCATCCTGTATGCAATCTAAACTTTTCTGTATTTGGAACTTGTAAGTCTGCATCAATTGGTCTTAACCTATCAGGGTCAGTTACAATTTTAATTTGTTCACGCATTGGTGACATAGACAACAACTGATTCAATACATCACTAATCTCACAAGTATATGTACCACCAATGTTATAATACTGACCTGGTGTTGGATTAACTGTGACTAACATATAGTAGGCACGAACTGCATCACGGACATCCGCAATAGTTCTTAGACTTTTTAAATTGCCAACTTTAACAACTGGTTCAATATGTCCGGCCTCAATCATAGCAATTTGTTTTGCGAATGTTGATTCTGCAAATACATCACCACGCCTTGGACCTGTATGAGTAAACATACGGGTAGTCATAATATTCATGTTGTATGCCTCTGCATAAAATCTACCGATAAGGTCTGTACCGACTTTAGATATGGCATATGGTGATGCAGGATGAAAGGAACATTCTTCGTCAATTGGAAGTTTTTCTTTTGGAACTCTTCCAAACACTTCCGATGAAGCGCAAACATGAATGACTGCATCTGGCACATACTTTTTACATGCTTCTAATAGGCGTGTGGTACCTTGAATATTGATATTCATAGTATCAAGTGGTGCGGTAAAACTTGTTTTGGGGAAACTTTGTGCGGCAAGATGAAACACATAATCAGGTTTAGTTTCTTTGATTGCCGTGTCCATTGAAAGACTATCGTTCAAATCACCATAGACTAATCTCACACGATGTTTGTTATTGATATTCTCAACCAAACTTTTGATGTTGTCAAGTGGACTTCTCCAACGAATAAGTCCAACAACGTCCCAATCAGTATTCTCAATTAAATATTCTGCAAGGTGAGAACCAACCATGCCTGTAATGCCAGTAATAAACGCAGTTTTCATTCCGAAGCCTCAATCATATCATTTAACCTATTCACATAGGTATGTTTATCTTTCACTTTTTTCATTTGATTCAAAATCAAATCTTTAGTTTTTGGATTATCTTGCATTTCTTTTGCAACATGAAACAAATCTTTTGTGTTATCGGCATATGCAACTTCACCATCAAAGAAATCATATGTTTCTTTTGAGTTAGTCAAACATAATGCACCATAACTAATATTTTTAATTGACCTACAAGATATGTATCCGTTTGCCAAATGATTGTTAGGTCTTGCATCTAGTGGTAGATAAGATTGCACAACTGCAACTCTCATTTGTTCAATTGATAATGGATTCTCCCAAGGTGTGTTATACACAAATGGCATATCATTCTTTTTACATTCTTCAATAAAAGGAACAAACATCTCTTGGTTGTCTTCTCTGATTGTACCACCGAAGAAAGCATACTTAGGGTCTTGAAACGGAGTCAATCGTGTTTCAAAATCTATTTCATTTGGTAACAAATCTGTAGCCCAAATAGAATAGAAGATATCATAATCATCACGTTTCTCAATGAAAGAAGTTCCATTTCCAATTGGTGTGTATTTTTCTTTTTCAAACTTGTATGCATAGTTCTTATCTGGTACACCATCAACACCCCAATTACATGCAAAGCGAAAATCAATTAGTTTACCAACACGTCCAAGATACATATCTGCACCTGGATTTCCTTCAACTGGTCCTTTATTACCAAGGTAGTGAATGATGTAAGTAGAAGACTTTCTTAATGGTAAGTTATTACTATTTCCATTTGCAAACACTAACCATTGTTCTGAAATAATTAATGCATCATCGAAGAATTCTTCTGCTAAGTTATCACGGTTATCTAACCAATAGATTGGAATACCCAAGTAATCACCTGCACGAATAATTGCATGATGAACAAAAGCATGAGTGTGTCCTGTATCAGGTTTTGCACCCCATACAATTACTTTACTATGTTTCATGTTTTAATCTTAAACCACGCTTGTTGTTCAACAATTTCAACATCTACTTTACCAAAAAATTCTCTCAAAGCTTTATCTACTGTTGGAATATAAATGTCATGGCCTGCAAAGATACCACCTTTTTTAACTTTAGGATAAAAGTTTTTAAAGTCTCGTAATGCACCTTCATATGAATGGTCACCATCAATGAAAATAAAATCTAAACTTTCATCTTCTATTGTCTTTACAAATTCTTCACTTGAAGTATATACAAATTCAATTTTATCAGTATGGAGTTTCAAACGATTAGCTGCATGTTCTTTCATAGCCTCTTGTCTATCTTCACCTATAACAGTTCCATTCCAATCAATAAAAGAAGGATAATGGTCTACTGCATATAGTTTCTTTAGATTAGGAATTTCTTTTGCATAAAGTTCTGTAGTGACACCAAGGCAAACTCCAATCTCAACACCAATCAAATCACCTTTTAGTTTTTTGATATGTTCTACAAGACCAGAACCAGAAATGTTTTTCTCACCCCATTCAACTTGTTTTTGAACCCACTCTTTAGGTGGTAAATGGTTGTATGGGTCAGAAGAACCGGGAGTTTGTGGACTAGTTTGTCTGATTATATTATCTGTTGTGTCTATTGTAAAAATTTCACTCATATTTGGCCTCTATAATTTTTTTCCACTCTGGTACTCTGTCATACTGGTGAACGATGGAGAAAGGAACACCTTCACTAGTGCATATCATATTATCTACTAAAATAGGATTTTTTTCAACCAGCTTGTTACCATATTTGCCTGCAATCTGAGGACCTGTAGTGCCAAGTTGTGCTGCATACCCATCTTCAGACATAGCAAAATTTGTAATGTCTTTATAAGATTTCATATTCAAAAGAATGTTTAAAGCGGCTTGGTCTGGACCACCACCGCCTTCTGTGAAATGATTTGTGCTATTACATAACATATAGATGTTCAAAAACAAATCACTCATTGTATCAAATTTACCTGAGATTGTACCGGCGTTATAAATTAAATTTTCTTTATTGTGTTCGTGTATGAGGGCACCAAATGCTTTCATAAGATTATGACTGCCCCATTCTTCATCTTGGTAACGAATAGATTCACAGGCAACATTAATTTCTTTGTTGCCAAGATTGTTTTCTAACCAAGTTGAGGGGTTTGTTTGAAAGATAACATCTTTAACATCTGTAGTAATGATGTTACGATATTGTCCTTTGAATCGCTTGAGTAAGAACCAAAGGTGTAAAAATCTCTCAACTACAATTGAGAAGTTTTCTTTATACTCAAATCGTTTCTTTTCATCATTCTTTTTAAATGCAAGAATGGTATAGTTTCGCTTCACTAATTCATCAACTGTTTCATAATCTACATTATAACAAATCATGGCTTTTGTGCCATCAAAACCGCAAGTGTCTAGGGAATTAACCCAAGGCTTAATTTTATCAAAAGTGTATCCTGTGATACAACCAACCACTATATCATTCATAACAAACTCCAATTAATTAATAATCTTTAAATCTTTTTATCTTCTTCACACTCTGTCCTGGTGTGTCTCTCTTATATGTATTCGCCAAATAGGTCGTGCCATCGTTTCCACCACCAGAAGGAGGCAGAATATCAGGACTAGTACCTTCTTTTAGTTGTCTCTTTCGAACTATTCTTTGTATTGCTTCTAACATTTTAACCTCTAGTCAACGATAAAACTTTTTGAATTTGTTTTTCAATAATTGGTCCACGATTTGGCCAATTAATATATGGTTTGTCGGCAGTTTTTAAAAGATTTGTTAAAAATGGCATAATAAGTTTTTCAACTTCTGTTAATCTATGTTTATACTTCTCAACAGTTTCATCTTTCTCATTAATTACCGCATTGTATTCTTCTTCTGATACCGCAGAGAATCCAAAATCATTGTCACCATACTCTGCCATAATTTTGTTTATATCATATGCCATTATTTACTCCAGTTTTTCTGAGCGGTAAAATTCAAATGACTAAACTCAAGTCTATCTACTAACTTAACTGCATTACCTGTTAGTTTATCAACTGCAACAAAACCTTCAGGATTTGTCACTTTGAAACCATCTTCTGTTTGAACAAAGGTACTAGTAACTTGTTTCATTTGTTGCAACTTTTTGATAATCATATTCTTGGCATCAACCATGCCGTTTTGCATATCAAATATATTCTTCAAATCATTTGCAGAACCACGGAGAGTTCGCATGATTTCATTCTTAATCATTGTCTTATCTCTCTTTGTTTTATCCATCTTTGCTTCAATAATCTTATCATTTAATTTATCTTCAACCCACTTCAATAGTTCTCTTGTATGTGCGGCAGTATTTGTAATTTTTTGGCCTTCACGCACTTTGGTGTTGTTGAATGTCTTAATGTATTCTCTAATAACATCATTACTTGATATTCTACCAACAGACATAGAATTTGTTTGTTTGAATATTGCACCAACAGTAGATAGAATAGAAGTTATTTTTTTTGTTTCTTCTTCTGTGAATGATGCAGTACCAGAGGCATCAGTAAAATATGCATCACGAAACCAAACATCTTTAGTTGGTGTCAAATTCTTAATATCAATATTGAATGATGCCTTCATATCAGAGAATGTTCTACCTGTGTATGAAGTATGAAACACAACACCCATTTGTGCAGCCTGCATCGTCTTTGCTAACTTAGAATCAGCAGGCACAGCATAGATTAATGTGTTTGGTTGAAATGTAATGTAGTCTTCTCCATCAAGTGTTTTCTCTGTGATATCACCTTTTGCAAACATCATATCACCTTGCAGGACACCTTTGATACCAAGTTTTGGAAGATATCGTAATGCCACTTTAAGTTTTGCATTAAGACCTTCACCTGGATGATTCTTATCAATGTCTGCATCAGTATAATTCAACTTTGCATTTGCATTGAATACACCTTTTGTGCCAACAAAGAATTTACCATTGTCTGGATTGATACCACAAAAGATTGCAGGTGAACCATCCCACTTTGTTGTGGTGTTTACTTTTGACGATGAATGACCCGCAAGCATATCTCTCAATGCCTGTAAAAAATTGATTGCATCACGACCACCTTGAACACCACGATTCAGAATTTCATCTTCAAGGTGTTCTAAGTGAAGGTTCGCACCTTCTTTTTTTGCTTCTGTTATAAATTGTGTGAATTTCATTTTAGTATATCTTTACGAATGGACCATTAGTATCTCTAAATTCTTTTTTGGCACCATAATACAATGTTTTCAACCATTCGTTCATAAGACCTTTTTTATCTATAACTGCCCATGCATATGCCCAACGTAAACAAGTAAGTTTAGAAGATAAACGACCGGCTGCATATCTAGTAGAATTTTCTTGCATTATACAATAACTCAAAACATTTGCAAAATCATTTTTAGACACTGCTTTATTTTTTGATTTAACTTGCATGTCACCAAAGTCAATCGGTTTACTATTTACTTTAAATTTTGATAATTCTTTTTGGAAATCAATCCAATATTGTTTAGTATCTTTGTCCCATTTACCTGCCGCAGGAATATAAGGGTCTTTACCTGCATTGACTGGTCGAATAATTTGTAACTTTGCATAGTTAGCAGTAAAAAAATCATCAATCGCATCAGCAGATGCTTTACCAATCTTTGCACCTGCATCTTTACCTGTTGGTGTCAAATCTGTTTGAACACCACCTCTTGGTGTTGACATATTAAAATTACGAGTTTGCCAATTCACTAAACTTCCACCCGCCTTAAATTGTCCTGCAATCTCACCATTATCAATTTCTGTAGGTGTTTTATTGTTTGTTCCAAAATTAAAATAACATTTCAAAGGACCAACCATTTCAAATGTAACTTCTTTTTGTTTACCTGCACTTCCCATATTAGAAAGTTCTAAGTCTGCAACCAATTTGGTTTTTGAAATTGCTTTTAGTGAAACTGGAACCAAATCTTTATCTTTTATTAATTCACGCATGTAAGAATTTAAAGAATAAATGTTAGCCATCTTATCTTCAGATTTTGTAATAGAATCTAAATGTTTTCTAATTGCACTTTCTTTTCTACTCTTAACCATGTAAATATCAGCAGGATCCCAATTATCTTTAGTAGATACACCGCAACGAGTTTTCGCAATGTTTTCAATGAAAGACATGAAACCATCATCTTCATCACGGGAATAACTATATCCTTTATTATTACCTAGATATGTTACTAATGCTTTTGCTTGTTTTTCATAAGTTGACATCCACACCTCACGCAAAGCAGTATTTTTTGCTAAGTCGGGATAAACTTTAACTACAACATTAAACATAACCGCCTCTGATGGAGTCGTAGTGCTTTCAATATATTTTTCAAAATAAACTTTAGAACCGTTTTCTTGTTTTGCGGTTTCTATTGCATTACCTGCCATTTAATACTCCTATCAATTTATTGGAGTATTTATGCTATCACAACTACCGTATAATGTCAAGCACTTTATTGCCAGTCCAGACTTCTTGTTCTATCCTAATGCGTTTTTCTGTTGTTAATGTGTCAAAACGATTCATTGCTTTCTTTCGCCACCATTCAATAATGTTGGCCAAATGATGTTTCTCATAGTTTTCACCAGGTAATAACTTCTCTGCATCACCATTGACAAACTCTATCATATTTTTAAATCCATAGTCTGAAATGAAGTATCGTTTCTGTTCATTCAAATTCTTTGCATTTTCAATAGTCAACTTAAATTTATCACCTTCTGGTGTGCCTTTAAGTGCAACTTTAATTAGATTGACCATCGTGTTAGATATCTTTAGTTTGCGACTGGATGCATCTTGTGGTGCCAAATCTTCACCCACAATACCTTCAATGTAATCTTTTAGGTCTGTATATGTCTTGCCATGCAACATAGGCAAGAAGTCACTATCAGTCAAACCTTTAAAACGAATCAGAGGTTTCATGCCATCATATTGTGATACTGCCTTGGAACTGCCATACAAACTGGTAGTCTCAAACAAACAGGTTGTCATCTTATACTTGTCATCAAGCATCTTACGAACTTCATGTGTGGTGCAGATTGCAGCCAGTAATTTACCACCAAGATAATTAAAACCAAATGGTTGTGCAGGTACGATAACAAATCCCATCGCAGCACAAGCATTGAATCGTTGAGCACCACCTTCGTGTTGTGTGAATACTCGACCCAACATATCATTACGAGGTTTACAATTGATAACAGGAGAACCAAGACGAATGAAACCAACCCACTTGTTAGTTTTCTTTTCTAATACTGCCAATCGTAAACAACGACCAGGTATGCTTGTCATGTTAGAATGACTAGAAATCATATCCAAATAAGTGTCCCATCGGTCTTGTGGTAGTTCAATTAGTTCAAACTCCATATCCGCAGGTGACATTGTAAAATTGGAGAACAAGTCTTCTTCAGGTCCCATACCAAAGAGGACAGGTGACCTCTCTGCCATCGAGGCCAGTTTTTGTTCACGCATGTATTCATCAATACGACCAAACTTATCAAAGTAGTCTGAGAATACATTTGCACCATGAACGGCTTGTTCGTGTGTTAACTTCATACTTTTAGACCACCAAAGTCTTTTCTACGTTCTCTATTACCAAATGTGTTTATCGGTTTATCTGGAATGCCTGCATCAGCAATATCTTGTTGTGCAGATTCTTCAGCATCATATAGTCTCATCTTTGCTCTGTCGATACCAAGAACAAATCTCTTATACAAATTAGGGTCACCATAACGATTCTTCAATTGTTTAACAAGAATCTGACCTAAGGCTTCAAGTTCTTCATTACTCACCAATGCAAACATAAAGTCAGCAGTAGCAGGTAGACCAAACGATTCAGAAGTATCTTCGAGACCAGGATCCGAATTACTGAAACCACTACGAGTTGTTTGTGTCGCAGAGACAACTGGTAATGCAAACTCAACGGCAAGACCACGGAGTTCTTCTGCAATCGCCTTGATGTATGAATAACTGTTTACGTTTGCGCCAGGTTTAATTCGTGCCGAACAACAAATGTTTAGATAATCAATAAAGATAATATCTGGTCTAAAGTTCTTCTTCAAAGCCAAATCATTTAATAATGCACGGAAGTGTAGAACACTTGCACTTGCAGTTGGATATTCTTTAATGATTAACTTACCTTGTGTCTTAGATTTCAATGCAGAAAATTTTCTTGTGTAATCTTCTTTACTAATTGTTCTCAATTCATCTAGGTCAATATTTAGCAAGTTAGCATCAATGCGTTCTGCAATCTTTTCTTCTGCCATTTCCATTGTGATATAGAGAACATTTTGTCCTTGTGACAAATTACCTGCAGCAACGTGACACATAAACAAAGACTTACCAACACCAGTGCCAGCAAGTGCAATGTTTAGAGTTTTGATTGGGAGACCACCTTTCGTAATCTTATTAAAGAGGTCAAGGTCGAAACGAATACGAGATTCTACTTTGTGGTATGAATCATAACGAGAATCAAAGTCTTGTGTGTAATCGTGACCAATGTTATTATCAAAAGAAACACCAAGAGCATCACTTAGAAGTTGTGGGATTTCACCCTTAGTTCTTTTCTCACTCTTACTGTCCAAGATAGAGACAGATTCCATAATTGCATTATAGATGGCCTTGTCTTGGCAAAACTTTTCAGTCTGTTCAATTAACCATTGTGTTTCGGTTGGTTCATCTTTATCAGAATGGACTTTGTTTAGTAGTGCAATTGCCTCTTGCACTTGAGGTTCAGTTAGATTTTTCTTCTCTGTAAAATTGATTACAAGTGCCTCATGTGTAGGAGGATTCTTGTATTGGTTTATGAATTCAAATATTTCTTTGAATACAATCTTTTCTGCATTGTCTGAAAAATAATCTGGTCGAATGAATGGTAATACCTTGCGGATATATTCCTCATTGTAAATCAAGTTTTTGATTATCGTCTGTTCTAATCTGTTCATTTGCCTGTGTCGCTAATATTGTAGTAAGTATGTCACCCATGATTGTATGCAAATTTTCATCTTTTGTCAAGTCATCAATATCATGTTCACCAGGATGAACAATCGTATATCCGAATTGCAGTCTTGCAAATTCACCTTCTTCAAGCACTCTTGCCTTCTGATAGTGATATACAACTCCTTTGTATTCTTTTGTTAGAAGTTCTATACCACTTATATTAGAATCTTTGAAATCAAAGAAACGATAATCAACGCCTTCTTTAAGCATCTTCTGTTTCTTCCAAAACAGTAGTTTCTCCCATAATGTTTCCATATGCAATCTCATATTTTTGTTTAACAAAGTCTTTGAATTTTGGATCCTTTAGAATTGGTTCCATAAATTCAGCGGTTTCAGTATCAGCGATACGTTTCTTATCACCAATCTCACCAGTTGATTGGTCTACCTTTGCATACCAACCATTGGTTGGTTTAACCACATGGCCGGATTCAAGTGCAAGGTCAAGTAGACCACTATACTTACTAATACCACCATCAAAAGATACAGAAATAGGTATTTTAGATTTTTCTTTAACATAACGACTTTTCTCTACGTTGATAATAAAATTGTAACCGACAACTTCGGTGCCATCTTTTTCTTGTTGACGACCAATGATATAGATGTTATCAGCAGAGTAATAAGAACCTGTACCACCACCAACAATATCTTTCGGGAACATACCAATCTCTTTGTATGTGTGATTCACAACAACCATTGAAATGTCTTTGATATTCAAGTGTGGTGTTACCATTCTAAACAAACTCTTAATTTGTTTTGCACGACTCATATCTGCAACAGATTTACCTTCAAGTGCATCATCAACTTCTTTCTTTGATGCAAGATTACCAACTGAATCAAGTATGATAATCAGTTTATCACCACGATTCACTTCTTGTAATTGTTGCATAATATCAAACTTCAACTGTTCAATATCAGTTAGTGGTGTGTGCAATACTCTGTCCATGTCAATCTGGAATGTTTCAAAATATTTAACTGGTGTGCCAAACTCTGAATCATAGAATAAAAGGACTGCCTCAGGGTATTTGTCCATATACGATTTCGCCATTAGCAAACTGAAGGCAGTTTTAAAGTGTTTAGATGGACCTGCCCACATCGTAAGACCAGGAATAAGGCCACCATCAAGTCTTCCAGATAATGCCACATTAATCATTGGCACACCTGTTGTAACCATATCTTTTTCAGTAAAGAACTTTGACTTAGATAGTATTGCACTATCTTTAATCGTTGAATTCTTTTTAATTTTTTCAAGTAAACTCATTTAAAATCTCCATCTATTTTGGTAATGTCTGTCTTCGGTATAACTTCGTTTTTATCGTCTTTAAAGAATGATTCTAAACTAGGACTGGCTGGTTTGTCAAGTTCTTTTTTCTTCTTTGCCTTTTTAATAGGTTCAATCTCTACAGGTTCTTTTATTCTTTTATATGTTTGATTTGATGCAATCAGCAGTAGAACGGCAAGTGGGTCAAATACAATGATGATAATAAGAATTACACTTCTTACTGCTTTATCTATGAAGTTGGGGTCATCTTTACTATAGAATAACTCGGCTATGTATTTGATAGGACCAATTTCTGCCGTCAGTTTGTTTTCTTCTGACAATAAAGGCAACTTCTCAGTTGAAATTCTTTTCAGTTCTGCCTGTGTTTCTTGGATTTGAATATCAATTTTCTTTGTTGCAGTTGCTGGGTCACCTGCTCTCTGTAATAGATAAGTCAATCTTTCTTTTGCAATCTTCTCTTGTGATTCTAGTGTCTTTAATTGAACACTATTCGCACCAACAATAATATTTGTATCAAGGTGTGCCTTTGAAAGATAACCAAAGATACCCATTGAAGTAATCAACATTAGTAGAATAATGGCACCTAAGAAATAGTAACGCATTATTCGCACGGTAACATCCCAATTGTTATATAGCCAAGATACTGTTACCAATTTACTAATCTCTAAGACTGAACCCATAAAGATAATTGGCCAGTATGAACCTGGAAATATCTGTGCAAGTCCAATGACTGAATAGTAGGCTGCAATTCCTGATAATCCAATTGCAGTTAAAAAAGGTAATAATACTTGTATCATGGGTTCCTCTTGGAATGTGGAACATCAAACACAAAAGTAATTCTTGTGCAATCACCTACGTTTTTAGTTCCATGCATTAGTTTATTATTAAACCAGAGTAAAGTTCCTGGTTCTACTGTAACTGTTTCACCACCAACAGTATATTCATATCGACCTTGAATTGATAGATGGTATCTGTCTTTGGTTTGATAATAAGTTCCTTGGTCGATATGTTGACCAACAATTTCTCCAACTGGTAAAGATAGAAAACCACACCTACGATAAGTATGAAAATGTCTTTTTAAAAATGATACAATCTCGGTGTGTCTATCGTGTGCAGGAGTTTTAATACAAATTTCTGTATTGTAAACCATCTCACCTGGCTTTGTGATTGCACCCATTACTAACTGCAATACACCAGCGTAAATCTTATGAAAGTCGGGGTCGATTTGTTCTGCACCTTCAAGACCTTTTTGTTCACCCCAATCTTCAGGATATTTCTCCAACTGTCTCACTATTTTAGAGACATTGATTCCTGTTTTGATGATGCGGATATTATCCAAAGAAACTCTCCAACGAATTTCGTTTCTCAGTTGACCAATTCATACAATCTAAAATCACTTTGATGGGTTCAAGGAACGCCTTATCAAATTGCATATCATAATCAACATAAGGTTGCAATTCAAATTCTTTTGGCAACCTACTTGGGAAAGAAATGACCATATCTTTAAACGGGTTAGGTTGTTTCAGATAGGTGAATTTTAGTTTCTCACCTTCTTGGATAAGAGGGTAAGTCTTTGTTAAATTCTTCTGTTTCAAATAATGATTGTAAAGAATTGCACCCTTAACATGAATAGGTGTGCCTTTCTTATACATGGTAACAGAATCAGAATACTCTTTCAACCCATTGAGGCCACGGGGAAAAGAAATGTCTTCTGGTGGTAACTTCTTAAACTCTTGTCTGAATTCTTCAATGAAGTTGTGAATATCATCTTCTGTACCATTAATCATAATCTTAATAGATAGTCTCATCTTCTCACGGATAGCCGCAGGTGTAGATGACTTAATCATTTCAAGACCCATAACTTTCATCTGTGGTTCTTTGTATTGAACACCTTCATTGTTATAGATGTTTAGAATATATCGTTTCTTAGCAGTCCAAATACCTTTGTTTGCCAATGCTTCACGTTTCATTTGCATCTTTTGGGCATACGCATGAACATACGTAGCAAGCTCCTGATAAGATGAATCAATAAACGGTTGGATTTTATCTTCACATACACGGTCCATGAAGGCAATAACTTGTTGTTTGTCAATGCTTGGAGAGGTAGAATCTTTCTGTCCCGTTCCATACACATTATCAACAAGTGGACCAAGGCGTAGATAAATCGAATCTGTGTCCGAGGCGATAACATAATCTTCTTCTGTCTTTAATAATTTATTTAAATATCCATTTAGTTTATTTTCAATCCACCTAATAGACAACTGGCCAGCAGTAGTGACGCCAAGAGCCATTCGCAAATCATAAAAGCGGAAATACTGGCTACCAAGAGCACCATAAGCAGAATTAAGAGAAACTTTCTTTGCAAGTTGTAGGTTGTCATATCGAGCAATCTTATTTTTCAAATCTTTCTTTTTGTTCAGGTCAGTTTCAACTTCATAGTCTTTCTTCGCCTGAATCATCATCTTCTTAAACTTACTTCTGTCAACATACATTTCTTCCAACATCTTTGGTAAAAAACCTTGTTTGTCGGTACGAAAGAATTGACCATTTGGTGTGATTGTAACACCAGATAGTTTAGAAGTATCAATCTCTTTGTCTAACATTCTATCAACAGAGATACCATCCATGATAACTTTACGCATCTCTGGTGTGTAGTCTGTTGTTTCGACCAATGTCTCTGGAGAGATATTGTATTGCATCATCAAGTGTGGATACAAAGAGTTCAAGTCAAACGATGCAACCCAATTGTGTAAACCAACTTGTGGTATCTTTACATATGCACCTTCAAATGCAGATGACTTATGTTTTTCTTCTTTAGGTGGTACAACGATATTCTTATCCAACAAGTAGTTATAGATTAGTGCATCCCACATACGAGTTTGTGCAAAGATATCTTCAAAGTTTGTTTTGGTGTCATATGCCAAAGTCAAACCAAGTTCAATCAATTTCAGTTTCGCTTCAAGTTTGAAAATCAACTCAACGTCTTTGATGTTATACTCAATAAACTTTTGATGGTTCAATCGGTACAATGCATGAAGGTTATCAAACTCATCATAAGAGATTTTACCTTCACCAAGTTCTACTTGTGCAATGTTATCCAAACGATATGATTCTTGTGACTTACCACCTGGCGCATACCATCTGTATAATTCAATATAATCTAGTGTAGATACACCAACGAATTCATATGCAGTCAACTCTCGGTTGTTTACAACAGCCTTGCGACTACTAATAAAATTCCAAGGTGATAACTTTTTTGTTTCGTCTTCACCAAGAATCTTATTGAAACGGTTTACAAGATATGGGATATCAAAGAACTTAATGTTCCATCCTGAAATCACATCAGGACAATTTTCTTCCCAGAATCGTAAAAACTTTTTACATAATTGAAACTCATCGTCACACTTGATATAGGTTTCATCACCACGCAACTCATAGTCACCACAAGCAAACACAACTGTTTGACCATTGAGATACTTAATACAAATTGCGGTGATAGGTTCTGTTGCAAGATATGGGTCAGGGAATCCGTTTTCAGAACCAACCTCAATATCTATTACTGCAATAGATAAGTCTTCAATCTTCCAGTCAACCATACCTTTTTGTTCATCAGCAATAAACGCATAGGCATAACTGTTGTTACCATAGATTCTAAAATTCTCAACACCTTCATAACGATTGACGAAATCTCTAGCCTCACGGATAGATTCAAACTTCATTGGTTCAAGATACTCACCATCTAATGATGTGAACTTGGTCTGTTTTTTGGAAGGCAAAAACAAAGTCGGCGTGTAAGCAATTTTCAACTTAACACGCCGGCCATCTTTTACTCCACGATAAAGAATATTGTTGCCAACAGAGGCAACATTTGTGTAGTATTTACTCATTCATATATTATATCAGAATTTTGGAATAGAAGAGGCAATTTGAATACCTGAACCAAAGACTTGATTGTATTGATTTGATAATTCAACGATTGGTGTTGTAACAGATTGAACAACATCTTTAGGAATATCAATACCTGTTTTGAACTCTTCGGAAAATTCCAAATAAGGAGAAAATCCCATCATTGGACCATCCTTAGTTGGTTGCACAATAACTTGAACTGGATGTTTTACCATCCAAGAATTTAATGTTTCAGTAACTTCACCTAGAATCGTCTGATTCGTTTTGAATGTTAGTAGTTTCAGCATAATGTTTAATTTCTAAAATTGAATTAATTGGTTGTTTATTGGAAAACTCTGTTGCTTCTCTGAGATTTTCAAACTCTTTAGATGCAACAGCATTTGAATTATTAAAATAATAAGTTACTCTATACATTTACTTTTATATCTCCAGAAATCACACCAATGGTCACCCATCGTTTAGGAAAGAGCATTTCTCTTCCACGATAATCATTCATATCAGCAGTTGGGTCCTGCATCCAACCAAGAACCTCAACCATGCCATCAAAATTCCTCAAGTAGAGGTCATAACGGTCTGCTCTAGGCAGTTTAAATTCAACGGCGATTCTCTTGGCAATTTCACGAATGTTCATAGTTTCTTTCATAGTTAAATCAAAATGTATTATATCAGATATTTAATAGTATTGCAAGCTCTTATTTGGCAAACTTGC